ACCTGGATAACATCCGCAACGCCAATGACGCCGAGGAGCTGCGCAAGATGTACATGGCTGCGCAGAAGGCTGCGGATGCGACCGGCGATACCAAGAGCACGATCACCTTTGCGGACGCGAAGAACAAAAGATACAGGGAATTGCAAGCTGAAGGTCGAGTATGACGCGGTATAATGGGGCTGTCAGGTGTTAGAAGCACCGGGCTTAGCCACTTTATCGGATGGAGGTCCGACTCATGACAACCCCAGAACCATCATACCGCACAATCCAGTTGACGCAAGGACAGGTTGCGCTTGTGTCTGCGCATCGCTTTGAGGAATTGAACGCCTTTAAGTGGCACGCTCTTTGGTATCCCGGTGCACAATCCTTCTACGCTGTTCGTAATGTTCGATTGCCTACCGGAAAGTGGACTTTGATCAGTATGCATCGCACTGTTCTTGGACTGAAATATGGGGATAAGCGTCACGGTGACCATGCTAACCACAACGCGCTCGACAACCGCGACGAAAACCTAAGAATCGCTACGGTATCGCAGAATCTTTGTAATCGCGGCGCGCAGAGAAACAACACAAGCGGATTCAAGGGAGTCACGTGGGATAGGGTTGCTAATAAGTGGAGGGCGCAGATTAAGAGCGGGGGAAAAATGAAACACCTCGGCGCGTTCGACGATCTAGAAATAGCCCATGCGGCGTATGTATCTGCCTCAACAGAACTACACGGATTATTCGGAAGGAGCTAAAGTGAGACTAAATACCGAAGCACACGCGGCACAGCCCACAATTGAATTCACCGCTGTTGCGCTCGACATCCCAATGGACCGCGCTCAAGACCTGCTCATTGCCATCGCAAAGGGCGCTGTGCCGCACGTAACCATTTCGTACTAAGGAGCGACAATGCAGATTCTACGATTCGCGCAGCACGGCACAGACGGCAACGTGTCGGATGACTTCTTTCAGGCGCACCTAGGACGCGCCACGGCGTCCAGCGCAACGGCCATCATGGATTTCACGCAGAAGGGCGTCGAAGGTTCTAAGCGCAAGCTATACCGGCTGGAGAAGGTAGCGGAGATCCTTAGCGGCATCGCTGCACAAGACCACTTCGTTTCAGCGCCGATGAAGGCTGGCACATTCTCTGAGCCAGCGGCCCGCACCGCCTACGAACTCGAAGAGGGCGTGATGGTCGAAGAGGTCGGCATGGTGGTGGGCGACAATGAGCGCTGCGGCTGGAGCCCAGACGGCATAGTTTGGCTCACTGGTGGAGTTATGGCGGGCATAGAATCGAAGTGCCCACGCACCACCACGCACCTGCAAACGCTAGACAACGGAGCGATCCCGGAAGGCAACCTGCCGCAACTTTGGTTCGCGTTCATGTGCTGCCCGCCGCTGCAATGGATTGACTTTATTTCCCGCGACGGCGGCATGAGCAACGATCCCGCGATGTTCGGCCCGATCCTGCCCAGGCGCTACGTGCAGTTCACCATCCGACTGCACCGCACGGAGTGCGAAGCGCAGATTGCCAAGATGCGCGAAGCAACGGACAAGTTCCTGGCGGACGTGGACGCGACCATTGAGCGCCTGAAACAGCGCGCGCCGGAGGTTGCCGAGCCTGAAGTAGCGAGTAATCTTTCGCGCGAGGAAATGGGCGCGATGCTGACCGACGCGGATTTTGAAGGGATGCTGTGAAATGCAGACAACGCAGCAAGTTGAAAACTTCACCGGCGTCGTGGAGAACACCATCCCACACAAGGACATAGGTTGGGTGCGCACAGATGCGGGCGAGACGCTCTTCTTTCACCGCAACTATGTGCGCAATCACAAACTGCCCGAGATCGGCCAGCGGGTCAAGGGTCGCATCGGGCGCGTGGAGAACGAGGACAAGCAAGCAAGAGCTTTCAATGTGGAGGTGTGCGCATGAGAACCTGGAAGTGTAGAGTTTGCAAGCTGTTTGCCCCGCTAGTTTGGTTCAGCAAGCGCGGTAAGCATAGCCATACCTGCCGTCTTTGCCGCCCGGTCACGCAACGTGAGAGCGCTATCCTTGAAAGCGAGTTCAAAAGATCAGATCGACTGCTTTCGACTTCCGCGTGGTTTGCTAGAGCGCACAAATGGGGGCGACCATGAAGCTCAAGCAGATGGAGCAGGACTTTCACTTTCTGCGCGGCCAGGTGCAGCGCCTAAGTCGCCTCATTGACGCGCTGGAATCGTCGCCGCTGCTGATTCAAGCGATGGTTGAACCAGAGCCGGAGCCGGACATTCCCTGCGAGATCGACGCACCCGCGCAAAAGGTTCGCACTATCGCGGAGCTTGAGAAAGAGGCTATCTTGAACGCGCGCGATACGTTCGGGATACACTCGCGGGCGGCTTGCGTTGCGCTCGGCATCGCAAGAAACACCTATTACCGCAGGCTGAAGGAATACGGGGTGCGCGCATGAGCGTCACTTTCACGGTCCCGCTGGTTCCACCGAGTCTTAATCATTACAAGACTCGCTTTCGCAATGGAAATACGGTCGTTACTGCGGAGTCGATAGCGTTCAAGCAATCCATCGCCATCTATGCGCGCGGTGCAGCTATCTCCGCAAAAACATTTTCTGTATCAATCAAAGTTGTACTTCCGAAGGGTGCGCGGGGCGATGTGGACAACTTTCCCAAGCTCTGCCTGGACGGATTGGCGGATGCTGGAGTCTTCTTGAACCGCAAAGGTAAGCGCGTATCGGATGCCTATGTGCGCCGCCTGGTAGTAGACTTGGACTCTGATTCGCGGCCCGATGAAGGCCGCACAGTTATCACCGTGGAAGCGCTCACATGACGCGCTACGTCGCAATCTGGAGCCTCAAGCGCGGCAACATTGATCCGCCGGAATTGCTGGACGACGCAGGGCAATATCGCGCGAACGTTGAAGCTAATCTATGCGACCAGCAGGACATGGAAACGCTTCGCCGGCGAGCAACTTATGGATTCAAACTGGAGCGCGATCCGCTCTATAGCTCAACCCGCGCGAAGAGCGCATAACCGGAGAGGAAGGTAAATATCGTGGCTCACTCACTCGAACCCGCAGCGCCCTGGGAGCAACTGGGCATAACCGAGGCAGCCTACCGCGAACGCGAGAGGATTGCCAGCCAAATAGCCGCCAACCAAGGTCCCGGCCTCGCAGAAGAAGTCCACGCCATCCGCGAGGAGACTAAAGACCTGCCAGCACTGGACGCATCCCACGACAGCAAGCCCACCAAGCCTGAGCGCAAGACCATCACCGTCGATCTGACCGATGAGCCCCAGGTCTACGCGCGCATCAAGCAGCTCGCAGAGGCCGACGACCGCACCCTGACGATGTGGCTGAAACGCTATCTGCGCAAAGAGCACGGCCAGCGGTGACGAAGTGAAGCCGCGCCGTAAGCCCCTGGTGGGCCGCAAGATAGAGTGCAACCATTGCGGCCACCGCACAGTGCAAGGGACAGCTCGCGTGCGGCGCAAGGTGCTGTTCTTCTTCTGCCCGGACTGCTGGACAAAGAAGTACGCGGACTGCAATGAGCAGATGGTCAAGGTGACCACATAACCCATGCAAACCGGGCGGGAATCTGCGCAGTATCCCGCCCAGTATTTTGTCCAAGACAGTCCGCGACCAAAGGTGTAGGGTATGAGCGTGTTCGCAAAAATCTTCTCGCAAATCTTCGATTCCAGCATTTCTTCGGACTACATCGTGCGCCACACGTTCATGGACCTGCTGGTGCTGGCCGACCGCGACGGCGTGGTGGACATGACAACGGACGCAATCTCTCGGCGCACGAACGTGCCGGAGGAAATGATCGTCCATGCCATCGCGAAACTGGCCGCTCCTGACGCGCAGAGCCGGTCCCACGAGGAGGACGGCTGTCGGCTGGTACCAATCGATTCGCACCGCTCCTGGGGCTGGCAGATCGTCAATTACGAGCACTACCGCAACCTGCGCGACGAGGAAGCCCGGCGCGCCTACTTCCGCGATGCAAAGCGGGAGCAGCGGTCCAAGAAGTGCGCAGATAGTCCAGCGGCGTCCAACTTTGTCAAAGACAGTCCAACGAATTCCACACAGGCAGAGGCAGAGGCAGAGGCAGAAGAAAAGCCTTCTCGCGCAAAAGCAGCGCGAGGAAAAAAGACGGAGGCCGCGAAGAGTCGACACGCCGAATTCAAGGCTGCGATCCTGCGCTACTGGGAATCGAAGAATCCCGGCGTGGAGATGCCCTGGGGGCCGGCCGAGGGTCGCAACCTGGAGATGTGGCTGCGCGAGACCCCCCACACGACGC